CCTTAAGGATACCGAAAAACAAGGTCAAAGAAGACTTAGAATTTTACCAACAACAGATGGTTCTTCACCATTCAAAGAAGTTTGGTACCACGAGATTCAAGTGGATGGTAAATGGCAAAAGTTTTATGACCCAGGAAAGAACGACAACGAGCGTTCACCATTGAACGAGGTTTATGAAGAACTACGTTCAACAGGTAAAGATTCTGACAAAGAACTTGCTAAGCAATACCTTTCTCGTAAATTTTACATCGTTAAAGTTATTGACCGAGACGCTGAAGATGAAGGTGTAAAATTCTGGCGTTTCAAACACAACTACAAGAACGAAGGTATTCTTGACAAAATCATTCCAATTTGGAGAGCTAAAGGTGATATTACAGACCCTGAAAATGGTCGTGACATTATCCTTGAGTTAACTAAAGCAAAAACCCCAAAAGGTGCAACCTATACCGTCATTCAGACTGTAATGTATGATGACCCAACACCTGTTCATACGGATAAGGAAGTTGCGGCTTCTTGGATTAACGACGAGTTGACTTGGGAAGATGTGTATTCTAAAAAACCTGTTGAATATCTTGAGGCGATTGCTCGTGGGGAGACTCCACGTTGGGACTCTGAAAAAGGTGGATACGTTTACGGAGACTCAAGTCAAAGTGAAATGGTTTTAGGTGGTGACGATTCATACTCTGACCCACAGGCGAATGATTCACCTGATGACGATATGCCATTCTAAACAAACTTTAATGAGCTTGGACACATACATGGACATTGTGTCCAAGCTTTTATTTTTTTAACTAAAAAACAAACAAAGCATAGACAATGGCAATTAAAAAAAATGATTTCAGTTCGTTGAAGAAGAAGTTTTCCACTTCAGCAAAATACAAACCCCAACGTTTTTTTGACTTGGGTGAGGAGTTTTTGGATGCCGTTGGTTTACCTGGACCTGCTATCGGACATTTGAATATGTTCTTAGGACACTCAGACACTGGTAAGACAACTGCGTTGGTTAAAACAGCTGTGGATGCACAGAAAAAAGGTATTTTACCTGTCTTTATCATTACAGAACAAAAGTGGTCTTTTGAACACGCAAAACTTATGGGTTTTGAATGTGAGGAAGTTGTTGATGAGGAAACAGGTGAGTTGGATTGGGATGGTTTCTATATCTTCAATAACAACTTTGACTACATCGAACAAATTACTGACTACATCAATAGTTTGTTAGATGCACAAGAAAAAGGTGAGTTGGATTATAGTTTATTATTCTTATGGGATTCAGTTGGTTCAGTTCCTTGTAAGATGACTTACGAAGGTAAGGGTGGTAAACAACACAACGCATCAACATTGGCGGACAAAATTGGTATGGGCATCAACCAACGTATTTCAGGTTCACGTAAAGCGGATTCTAAATACGAAAACACTTTGGTTATTGTAAACCAACCGTGGGTTGAATTACCCGATAATCCGTTTGGTCAACCAAAAATCAAAGCTAAGGGTGGTGAAGCAATTTGGTTGAACTCATCATTGGTATTCCTATTTGGTAACCAAAAAGGTGCTGGTACAACTAAGATTACCGCAACCAAAGACAAGAGAACTGTTAAGTTTGCATCAAGAACAAAAGTTTCTGTATTAAAAAACCACATTAATGGTCTTGGGTATGAAGATGGTAAAATCATTGTAACACCTCATGGATTTATTGCGGGTAAAGAGACTTCAGAAGAAAAGGCATCTATTGAGGCTTACAAAAAAGAATACGCTGAGTATTGGAAAGACATATTAGGTGTTGTTTCCGCTGATTTTGAATTGAAGGTAGAAAAAGAGTAAGTGTAACCATTAGATAAACTATAGTGATTAAAACATTAATTGTTGACGGTAACAATTTATTTAAGATTGGGTTTCATGGGGTTAAAGACTTTTACCACAATGGAAAACACGTTGGGGGTGTATGGCACTTCCTTAACACTATAAGAAAGTTTATTGATGAATATAACTTCGACAAAGTGGTAGTTTTTTGGGATGGTGATAGTAACTCATCATCCCGTAAAATTATTTATCCTCAATATAAAGAACATCGTAGAAATGACATGAATGAGTTTAAACAAGACTCATTTAACGAACAAAAAGAAAGGATTAAACAATACCTTGAAGAAATGTTCGTAAGACAAGTATTAGTGGATAATAATGAAGCTGATGACCTAATCGCGTATTACTGCCAAATTTCAGAAAACGAACACAAAACAATCTTTTCAGGTGATAAAGATTTAACCCAACTAATTTCAGATAAAGTAACCATATATTCACCAAATAGTAAAAAGTTTTACAAAAATGGTGATATTATAAAGTTGCATGATATTGAAGTGCCTCACGATAATGTTAAAACATGTAAAGTGTTAATGGGTGACAAGTCTGATAATATTGACGGTATTTATTTTTTAGGTGAAAAAACATTAATTAAATTATTTCCTGAAATACTTGACCAAAAGGTAACTATTACCGATATTTTAACAAAGGCGGAAGACCTTTTAAAAGAAGATAGAGAAAACAAAATATTACAAAATTTATTAAGTGGTAAAACAAAAAGTGGTATATTTGGTGAAGAATTTTTTACAATCAATGAAAAGATTGTTGATTTGTCAAACCCTTTAATTACTGAAGATGCGAAAGAATTAGTTGAACTTTATTACCGTGAAAGTCTAGACCCTGACGGTAGGGGATATAAAAATCTAATTAAAATGATGATGGATGATGGATTTTTTAAATTTCTACCAAAAGGTGACAATGCTTGGGTATACTTTTTAACACCATTTTTAAAATTAACAAGAAAAGAAAAACGTAAATTTAAACAAAATAAATTATGAAAGAGCAGCAACAAGATGCAACAAAATTGGAATTTTTAATGAAAGTGAATGAAAACATTATTGTTCAGAGATTTTTTAATGTTAGAGAATTTAATCCTAATGCAAAAAACTCTTTAGAACTATATGAATTTATTCGTGGATTTTCCGAAATTGTTCAAGATGAACTTAAAACAAAAACGTGTGATTATATGTTAGAGCATATTAACGAAATCATGGTTAATCCTGACATTTTAGAAACATCAATTACTGACGGACCTGAGTATTTTAACGTGTATATTAAACAAAATGATGTGACAATTTGTCATAGGCAGTTCAACGCTAAAATATACCCACCTAAGATAAGATATACCGTAGATGTACGCCCACACATAAAAAGTTTACTAATGACATTGACTGACATTTTTTCAACGAAAAATTTAACATTAGAGTACATGGGACTTCCTATTAGTGTCTAATATTTATAAATTACATTAAAGGAAAAAGTATGGCGTCAAACAAAAATTTTGAGTATTTAGGTAGTAGTTTTCAGCTACAATTATTAAATCAAATCATCGTTGATAAGGAATTTGCAAGAACTATTATCGATGTTTTAGATGTAAATTATTTTGAAAACAAATACTTCAAAATCATTATCCAAATGGTTAAGGAGTATTATGTAAAATATGAACACACACCTACGTTTGACACTTTAGAACAAATTACAAAATCAGAATTACAACAAGAATTAGCATCAAAAATCGTTATTGATACTATCAAGAAAATTAAGGATGTTAATGTTGAAGGAGGGTTATTCGTTCAAGAAAAAGCTCTTAAGTTCTGTAAACAACAGGAACTACAAAAAGTAATGAACAGAGCTCAAAAAATCATCGATGGTGGTGAGTTTGAGAACTATGATAAGGTTGAACAACTTGTTAGAACTGCTTTACAGGTAGGACAAAGAGAAGATGGACAATCTGATGTATTTGCTAATTTGGATGAGGTGTTAAATGAGGATTATCGACACCCAATCCCCATGGGAATACCAGGTATCGATAGACTTTTAAAAGGTGGGTTGGCAAAAGGGGAAATCGGTGTGGTGTTAGCACCAACAGGTGTGGGTAAATCCACACTACTAACAAAAATTTCAAACCACGCTTTCAACTTGGGTTACAATGTCTTACAAATCTTTTTTGAGGACAACCCAAAGATTATTCAAAGAAAACATTTCACATTATGGACTAAAATTCATCCTGATGAACTATCTTTGAAGAAAGATGAGGTTATGGCGAAAGTTCATGAGATTAAAACAACAATGCCGAATAAGTTAATCTTGAAAAAACTTCCGTCAGATACAATGACCATGTTACAGATTAAAAACCAAATCAGAAAAATGATTGCTGATGGTATTAAAATCGATATGGTATTATTAGACTACATTGATTGTGTGGTTCCCGATAGAAACTTAGGTGACGAGTGGAAA